GTTAATTTTGAAAACTCATGGCTCGGGCTAAGATCCTTGTGGACATGGCCCTGCTCGTTGAGTTGTTTGATTCGCGCCTCTTCGCGAATCATTATTACGTGGTCAGGATTTATAAATATTTCTTTTAGTAAGTAATTTTGACTTGTTGAATATGTTCCGTTGACACACACTTCAGTAAGTTTTATTAGCATTTGCTCTCCATGGGGTATACGTTTCTGATTGCCACTGCGGCTTCGCGGCCGCGGGCATAAACAATATAATTGCCGCCCATCCAGCTAGAGCCTACTGGTATTTCTTCGATAAGAACGCCGACGATGGGCTTTTCTGTCTTTTCGATGTATTTGTTGTTTCTATCGAACAATAAAACATCTTGTGGGATATAAATTAAATCTCCTTCTTGCACGTATTAATCCTCCGTTTGTATAATTCCAAAGTTAGTAGTAATTAGTGTTCCCGCACAGCTTGCAGCATTTTGCAGGGCAGTTCTAGTAACTTTTACTGGGTCTATTATTCCGGCATCGAAAAGGTTTGTCATGTCTCCATTGCGGAAATCCCAGCCCTCCCCGCTGTCTGCTGCCGAAACTTGTGAGACAATCAGATCGGGAGAGGCGCCTGCATTCAATGCCATTTGTCGAATTGGTTCTTTGCAGGCCTCTTGTATGACCGCGGCGCCTATTCCTTGGTCTACATGACAATTTTCGCCACTTGTAATAATCATTAGGCCGCGTGAGGCCCTCAGAAGTGCGGCACCACCGCCCGGCACAACTCCCTCTTCCTGCGCAGATCTTACTGCCTCTAGAGCATCCTCAATACGGTGCTTGCGTTCGGTCATTTCAACCTCGGTTGAGCCGCCGACTCGAATCACAGCTACGCCGGAGGCCAAACGCACAATGCGCTGCTGGTGTTGGTTTGCTTCTTCTAGTGATTCTGTTTGTTCAATCTCGGCTTTGAGTGTTTCAATACGAGCCTCAATTGTTTCACCATCACAATTACCACCGACAATTGTTGTTTGATGCTTGCTGCTTTCAATAAACTTTGCGGAGCCGAAGTGTTTCATTTGAACATTGTTTAACTTGATGCCGGATTCTCGGGTGATAAATGTTGCACCGGTTGACGTCGCAAGGTCGTCAAGCAGTTGACGGCGCTCTGCGCCATAGTTGGGTGCCTTGATTGCTGCAATCTTAAGGGTGCCACGCATTGCATTCATGATCATCGCGGCCAGGGCCTGTCCTTCAACGTCTTCTGCGACTATAATGAGAGGTCGGCCTTCACGAGCCACCATTTCTAACACTGGGAGTATCTGTTCGACGCTGGAAATCTTATAGTCTGTAACCAGCAGTAACGGTTCGTCATGGTGCATCACTGCTCGGCGCTCATCCGTGATGAAAGCACCAGCACAATAGCCAGCATTAAACTTAAAGCCTTCCGTCACATCCAGTGAGGTTTCTAGTGACCTAGACTCTTCGATTGTGATGGAGCCATCTTGGCCTACGCGATCAACCGCCAATGATATCAGCTTTCCAATTGAGCGGTCATTGTTTGCAGCGATAGTTGCGATATGTTCAATGTCATCGAGGCTCGCTACTGGACGCGAAGATCTTTTAAGGTTTTCTAACACCTCCTTGGTAGCTATCTGAATCCCACGCTGAAGTTCTGTGGGTGATACGCCAGATGCTATAAACCTCTGTGATTCTCGTAAGATAGCGCGGGCCAGCACTGTCGCCGTTGTTGTGCCATCACCAGCGGTATTGTTTGTTTCGACAGCAGCTTGTTTGATGACCTGTGCGGCAGCATTTTCAAAGGGGTCATCACATGCAACAAAAGCCGCAACTGTCACACCATCCTTTGTGATGAAGGGCGTCTGGCCCTTCTCTTGAAGGAGGACACTTCGACCTCTCGGGCCGAGTGTGGAAGCAACGTTGTCTGCTAGCTTGTTTGCTCCATTCATTATCTTTTGTTGTAGTGTCTGATTGTCGTCGTATTCGCGACCCATTGGTACCTCACGGTTGTGTATATATTATAAGCGCATATTAAGATTATGTCAAGTTATTTATTCTGTATCACGTATTTCTTCCGTGCCACTCGCAATGTCTTCGGCATCTTCTTTAGCGTCGGTGGCGAGAGAATCGTTTTCTAGCCCTCCGGCCACGTAGGAGTTTAGATTACTAGAGAGATTTTTAAGATCGCTAAAGATAACAAATATTGATTCATTGACTTTAGTAATAGAACGATCCAGCATGTCTTGAATCTTTGCGGCGCCGATCTCAATGGTGCCGATATCAAAATCTCCATAGGGGAAGAGGTTGTCTTGGCTGCTGATGCTCCCCAGTTTTCCTAAGTCTCCCTTGGCCAGTTCAAATTGGCGATTCATAAGATATCCCTCGGTGCTTTGAAGAGCCATCGCAAAGAGTTCCGGCGATGCTTCGCTTCGAAGCTGGAGCAGCCTCTTCAGAGACTTGGGGCCCGCCATGAGTTTCAATTCTTTAAGTTTCTGTCCCCGTGCCGATCCTCGACTGCCCAGCTTGGCTCGCTGCTTAACGGCCGCATCTGCGCCCTTGGTGTATATTTGTGTAAATATTTCCACCTCCTCGGGAGTGGCAAAATTAATCTGTTTAATAAGATTTCTTCTTCCCACGGTAGGTTTGGCATATCCAAAGCGAGTGGGGGCTGCTCGTTCCTCGGTGCCTTTAAAGGTTCCTGTTTCAATGTCCACTAAATTTCCAAATTCGGTTTCGAATTCTCCAATCGTCTGGTCTTGAAATCCAGCGCTTCCCATAGAATCTTTAACACTCTGAATAAAAGTATCTACTAGAGGCTTAAGGTTTACCGCGGTGCGGCCCGGCATCTTAAGTAAGTCCGCTAAGCCGCCACCCTCTGCTACCATCTGTTCCAATTGGGCCGTATCCGTGGCAAAGACCGAAGGGATGCGTAAGAGGTGGTTAATCTCCTTTCTCTTAAGTGCCAGAATTTCCAGCACATTTTGGAGGGTGAAGTTGAAACCATAGAAGTTTAACTTCCCTTCTTGCTTCAGTCCTTCCCCCGATAAATCTTTGGTTACAACGATATATTCCATAAAACCGGCATCAATTTCTCCTTCACCCGTAAGATCATCAACCAACTGCTTATAAGAGCCGCCAACTTTTAATTGCCCCTCTTTGTAAAGCTTAAGAGAGATTGGGCGGCCGCCCTTTTCAATCACAATATCAGCAATAGTTCCAGCACCACCTGCGGGGATTTGTTTTCCAGTTTCAGCATCAAGCAAAACAGCCAAGAAAGATTCAAACGCAAAGCCTGCCGATGATGCGTTAAAATTTGTGATGATATTCGTGAGAGTCTTATAAAAAACTAGGTTGGAAATGGTCCGACTAATTTGTTGGCCCGGTGTTCCCTCTTCTTCGGAGAGGGGGTTTTCAAAATACTCATTAAGCTCTACAATCTTTCCCTTAATATCAGTGCCCGGGGCAATATTATTAAGAAACTGTGCCAAGTCTTGTCCTGCTGCAGTGCGCACCTCTTTGCCGCCTTTTTCAGGAGTGGTCAGAGAACCCCACCCAATTTCGGTGATAGGGAGAGTGGGAATGAGATCCAAAGTAAGGTGTTGGGATTGTTTTTCTTTTCTGCGCTCCAACATGGGAGATGCCGGAATGGAAATCTCCATCACTTCCTCAATCATCTGAATCAATGCTTGAGGGGTTATCACCTTCTCTTTCTTTATGTATTCTTCTCTCAGGATATTTCTTAACTCAGACATTCAAAAACCTCAAATAATTATATCAGCAATACCTAATTCTACCGCTTCTTCTGCAGATAAATAGACGTTAACATTACGTTCTAGCATCTTTTTTACGTCCTTTTTTGTCATATTTGTTTCACTAACCAAACAATTTATGTACATTTTTTGAATCTGTTCGACTGCTTCCATTTCATTTATGAGATTATGAATCGGACCGTGGTTGCCTGCGACAACGGAATGAATCATGACGCGACAGTTCTTACCGATCTTTCGCTTACCTTTCGTACCGGCTGCTAACAGGGGTACACCGGCCGACATAACCTTCCCCATTCCGATGGTATGAATCTCTGTTTCTTCACGAACCTGTCTCATTACATCGTACAAAGCAAACATGTCATCGGCATTTCCACCATAAGTTGAGATATAAAATTCAACGGGCCTCTTCTTATCATCCGGTAATACACGGTTTGTCTCATTTAAATACAATATTGCATGCACTATCTCGGCCACCTTCTCATCAACCACCTCGCAAAAAAGGCCGACAAGGCTCATTTCTGGCTCGGGTGGTGCCTGAGACTCACGCAAAGCCTCCGGGTCAATAAAAACAATTTTGTCTTTGCTGGTGTTCTTTTGCTCTTCCTCTAAGATTGATTTTATGATTTCTTTAATCTTACCGATCATCGTCTACCTCCCAAAATTTTAGTGCGGCGTCTCTGTTGGCCAGCAAGTGGCGCATTGCACTGGGCCAATCCTCAAACTCTACCATTGAACGAAAAAATGGTGGATGGTACTCCAAAAGAACCGCAATGGAGCGAGCCTTAAACAATGCAATATCTTCGTCGTGTCGATATTCAAACTTTCGAATCTGCTCTCTTGACTTATCAGTCTCTTTCATTTGTTGCGTGGTCAGTGCCTTGGTGTAGGCGAAATTCTCTATCGCTTTAATAAGAAGAGACAAGTAAATAATGTGAGATGCTTTAATAAGCGAAAGCGATAGGCGCGCTGACCTCAAAAAATAAAATGTTTTATGTGTTACGTATCCAAACAGAAACGTTAGTAAATAAACCCACCAGTATTCCATATAACCTCAAGAAAAAAGCCGCCAGCATCAGCAGCGGCTTTTATATATTATAACTTCTCGTAAAACAAATGTCAAGTTATTTTGCTGATGTTAGTCTCTTCAAAATTCTTTCAGCTAACTGGTTTGCCAGATCGTCATTCTTCTTCTGCTTAGTTAGGCGCGCAACCACGCGGCTAGCAACTTCCTGAACTATTTGATCTTGGCTCTCATACATGTCGCGGGCACCAGGAACTTCTTCTTCCTCTTCTGCGCCCATTCCCATGTCTAATCCGCCAAGCTCCTCTTCGCCGCCAAGCTCCTCTTCGCCGCCGAGATCTTCCTCGCCGCCGAGATCTTCCTCGCCGTCTACTTCAGTACTGACGGGCTCGCCAGTCACCTCTTCAAGAGCGCTTTCAAGGGCTGTCATGAAATCTTCGATGGAAACCATGCCGGCTTCGCCGCCGCCAAGTTCCTCTTCGCCGCCGAGATCTTCCTCACCGCCAAGCTCCATCTCTTCCTCGCCGCCTCCGACTCCAAGATCATCCATGGGTGCTTCCTCGCCGCCCAGTTCCATCTCTTCGTCTTCTTGCTCTTTAAGCCAGCGACCGGTGGGATGGCCATTACCGTCCTTGACTTCCTTACCTGGGCCATGGCCCTTGTTGGCAGTCTTGTCTTCTTCCAAGCCGCCCATCTCTTGAAGACGGCCAGCGCCTAGTGGAGTGAGCTTAGCCAGCTTCATAAATTGGCGAATTTCGCCTTCCGTTAAAAGTGTTTTACGAGCCATGAATATTCTCCTCAATTTGAACTCATCTATAAATAGTGCTATGATTCCTTATACTCCAAAAAAAACTAATCATTCAACAGAGGGGACTTTCTTATCTTCCGGAGAGTCTCGGTTTCTATTTGCTTTACTCTTGCAAATGATATTCCTAAGCGGTCCCCAATTTGTCTCAACGTCATGTTTCCATTTTCATATATAGACACTAAACAGCAGTTGAAATCTTCTTCATAGTCAACCCACAAACGACAACTTGCTTGTTCGCAAATACTATTTTTTTTCATGCACAGGCTAGCGCATGTACGTAAACCGTTTCCCCTCATAAGTCTGGGTGTTCCTCTGCTATTATATCGAAAATGTCGTCAATCAGTTTCTCGTCACCGAGGCCCAAGGCGCGGACATTATCTTTACCTTTAGTTCTTAACTTTTTAGATTTTGTTTTTCTTTTTTCCGATTGTTGTTTTATATCATCGATAAACTCAACAATTCTTTCATCCCCTTGAATATATCCTGTGACCATACACCTAAAAAAATCTGACTGAGTTAGGCCATCATAACGCAGCCTGTTAACAAGCTGTGCATGGCGATGGTCATTCTCTTTAAAGACAATTCGTTTATTTAAATTACCGTATTCTATTTCATCGGACATTACCAGCTTCTCCCAACAATATGGGTATTGCTTTCAGATATGCCAGATGTGGTTTGTCTAACAAATGTGGCTTTCGCATGTAAGTCCGAAAGAGTCCGCGCTCCAGAATATGAGAAGCCTGAGCGAATTCCTCTCTCCAACTCTTCTAAAATATTAGAGGCAGGCCCTCGATAAGGCACCCGTGAAGAGATACCTTCAAAAGAAGAATATTTTCCACGCCATTTAATTTGAGCTTCTTTGCTGGCCATTCCGCGATATATCTTCCATCGGGAACCATCCTTTTCTTCGAAAATCTTTCCCGGGCACTCGTTGGTGCCAGCCAACAAAGACCCCACCATGACTGCATCTGCGCCGGCCGCTAAAGCCTTCACCATGTCACCAGATGTTTTGATACCACCATCAGCGATAATTTTTACATCACGATCTGTTTTTGCACAATCTATAATAGTTTGAAGACCTGGCAAACCATGGCCCGTTTGAATACGTGTCGAACAAATTGAGCCGCCCCCTATATTGC